AACTGTGTCTGAATCACCTTTGAATATAGCTATTAAATTAGACCAGACTTGTTTTGCCCAGTTTGTCATAGATGTAAACATTTGCTTCAATGATGTTGTTAAGGCTTTATTCATATTACCGCTAAATAAACGACCTAAAAATCCCACCCACCAACCTTGAAATGTAAGCCATAAATCAAGAACGGTTTTTATACCAACCGCCATATTTGACACATAATTCTTCATCATTGTAGCTATTGCTCTAGGTAAATCTTTCGTAAACATAGTGATTATATTATCACCCATCCATCTTTTAAAAATAGCCCAATTTAAAGACCAATTCTGAAGAAATCCTTTTATGCTCTTTGTTAGTTTAGTGAATGAGTTATTGAAAGCTAGTGTTATTGATTCTGCACCTGTAAACTCAGAGAGGAATCTTCCTACACTTATTTTTAAATCATCCCAAATTTCACCCGTTAATTTTAATTGATTTGCAAGCTGTTTACTTGTTTTAGAATAATCACCTATAGCGTTTTTTGATTGGCTTAATATTTGATCAAATATTACTTGTGCTTTTGCCTGCTGGTCAGTTGCACCAGTAGTTATCATAAGCTGTTTTACATTATCTCTAAACTCTTTTGTATTTTGTCTTACTACAACACCTAAAGATTTCATGCTTTCTGCTTCACCCAAAAGAGCTTTCGTAATTGCTTGGGATGCCCCTTCTGCACCACCAGAAAAGTTTTGAAAAGATGTAAGGTCTACAGCTAACTGTTGTACCTTGTTTGATAAATCTAATGCGGAATCACTCGTAAACCCAAATCCTGTAAGTAAATCTCCGGTACTACTTAACAAGTCTTCTGCTTTTCTCGTTGATAATCCAAAGTTCTTGGCAAGGTTTTTTGCTGTTTTGTCGGCTTCGCTGTTTAAACCTGCAAATACAGCTTTGAATTTATTTGTAGTCTCATCAGCATCAGCAGCAGCTTTGATAAAAGAGAATCCTACAAGTCCTATTCCACCTACAAAAGCGGCACTTACAGCAGCCATCCCAGCAATAGCCTTTCCGCTAAATAATTTTAGTCTCTGGCCTGCCATATTCAAATCACGTGAAAACTTGGCTGTATTCAATCCTAAATTTAAAACTGCCGTCGTAGCCATTATTTATATTTCCCTGCTCTTTTCAGTTGAGCGTTGTAAAGAGCTATGTTTTGGTCGAATTCTTCTTGTGTTTGTGTTACTTCTTGTGTGTCGAATTTCAATTGATAGTCTTCGAGTTTTACATTTTTAGCACCTGAGGATCTTGCTACTGTTGCGCAAATCATAGCAGCTCTTAAGTCAGCCCTCTCTTCACCTCTTGGTGATATTTGCTCTTCTGCTATTAGAACCGCAAAATCTCTATATGATAAAATTTGCTTAAGACATGGGATTGGTGTTGAGTATCTGTACGATAACTCAACCCAAAACCTTTCTTCTGGATCTTTTCTTAATCTTTTTTTTCGTCTTCAATTATAGTTTCTGTAAAAGCACTTATTTTTTTTGCTTTTATTGCTATTCTCTCAATAACAGAAGCATTCTTTTTTGACAGGGTTTCAATATCCGATTCAGTAAATACTAAAACACCGTTTTCATCACATACAGAATAAACAACACACCTTTCCAATAATCCTGATGAGTCTGTAAGTGCTATATTTCCTTCAGAGTCAGATTTATTATTTTTGGCTAAATGTTTTTGCAATTTATTCTTATGATAACAACTCATAGCCTTGAGGTTAATAATACCACCCCACTCTTCTACTGTCATTTCTATTAAATCGAAATCATTGCAATTTAGAATATCGTCTTTATTTAACATAAATAACTCCTTATACTGCTGGTGTAATTACTGGCCCAGTATCGCCATCTGTTCCTGTCTGTGTCGAGAAAGTAAACGTAGCTGTCGGCATATCTGCAGGGCTTTGTTCGTCTGGTTCGTACGATTTAACGAAACCTGAATAAGCAGTTGAACCACCACTTTTGCTTGTAAGCGTTCCTGTGTCTGTAACTCCATACAAAGCAACAATGTTTTTATATACATCGTTGTCAAAAGGTACTGTAAGAACTACTGGCCCAACAGATATAAACTCGCCTGCTTCAATTGATCGAAAGTCACCGTTTGAGTTTGTTGTAGTGTCAACATCGTCGTCAAGAACAAATGATGAAGGTGTAATAGATATAACATCGAGTGTTATGCCTCCACCTGTTAGTGCAAATGTTCCCCGTCCGTTTGATTCTTTAGACATTTTTCTATCTCCTTAATTGTGTTGTATTGATTATATCAATATACAACTGTTTTTGTATTAGTAAAATTAATTATACTCTTGCTCTGCTTGCAGCCGGATTTAAATCCCAGAAAATAGCCTCTGCTTGGTCAGGAACTTGGAAAGTGTAAGACGTTGTTCCAAAATCAATCAAGTACTCTCCATCGACCATGTTTTCTGTTTCTGTTAAATCGAATTCAACATATCCGGTTATTCCATCTGGCGTTTTTTCAATTATCTCAGACACAGACGTTACATTTGTTTTATACTTAACAGAATCAGGTCTTTGCTTTAATCTAACTACTTCTGTGTCTGCTCCTAATAGATCGCGCACATACATTGACACTTTGCATATATTCTCTTGATCTCGTGCTGTGAACTCAATTGTATTAGATGCAACAATACTTGCAGGATTAATACCCTCAGCTTTAACCCTTATCTCAATTTCACCGATTGCATAATCATTGTAACCGACATCAAACGGGCTAACTGCATCGTTATAGCCTACGCCTTTAAGATTCATCTCAACGTCACCCGTTGCAGTCCACTCGAATAGGTTATCGTCGTTGCTCTGGTTTGTTATTACTGGCGCTGCTGGGGTTACAGGTGTATTTAAGAAATCATATAGAGCGCTATCCGCTAAGATAGCAACCTCGTCGTCTGATAAGACTCTCTCATATAGTCTAAAATCATCTACCTCGAATTTAGCTGATGGAGTACTCCAAATGGGGATGTCTGACTCTATTGCAGCCCCTATATAGAAACTGTCTGACGTTCCTTTTGTCCATTCTGTAAACCCAGAACCAGCAGCAATTGTTAATTCAGAATCTACAACCTCATTCAGCCAAAACTTAACAGTCGGAATGGCTCCATCAAACCAAACCGAATAAGTAAACCTAAACCACCCTGTGCCTACAAGATTGTTTTCAAAAATACCACTTTGGGCTGAAACTCCATTTACGACAATTTTGGGTTTGTTTTTTGTTGTGAAATAATGACCTGACACCTGAGTTGCGAGGTCAGCCCAAAATACATCATCCGCTGATGACGCAGTTTCTGTCAACCTTATCCATGCAGAGGCTGTATAAGTGTCGAACCTATTAGCCGCCCCATCTATCTTTTGATACGCGCCAATGCCGTCTATGCTTAAACCTTTACCATACAGACTTGCAGAACTATTAACATCCAAGATAGCACCATCAACAAGAGACGGGGCAAAACCGCTATTAACAGCATTTACACCATCTACATCCTGTTGGATAAACGCAGACATATTATCATTAGCAGCTATCTCTGTTGTAACAGTTGTTATCTTGTATTTATCTTCTGCATTGTTAGTTATCTCTGCATTTCTACGACCGGACAACTCTTTACCCTGCACCTCAATATGAACGGAATCGTTCATCCATTTCCATGCAACGAATTTCCACGTTAAATCAAATCCCGACAATAATGATGTTGATTCGGCAACCGATTCATGCTGTAGGTCATTTATATTATCATAGCCTGGATCGAGCAACTCATCAGTATTACGACCTATGAAGTTTATATAAGTCTTACCTGCTCCGCATGCCTCATAATACTCACCAAGTGATATTTGCTCTTGCTTATATGTCGGAGCATTTATATTAGCATCCTGCTCACCTTGAATCCAAATAGTTAAGGACTCTTCGACTATAAAATTAGGTGACGACCTAAAATAATTAATCGCATAAGCCCAAATCTTCATAGCCTCATATCTATAATTACCGTTTTCTGACCAGTTGTTTGGATTGTCATTATCTTGTAGCGATGACGAACCATAGGCATGTCTTATGATTACTGGTCTTTTTCCTGTTAACTCGAAATGCCTAACTGCAAACGCTGGCCCTTGAGCGACAAAAATACTGCTTGAGTTAGCAGTTGTGTATGGAACTAGCTCGTCACCAATAGGGGCGTCAAGTCCATGATTATCCCACTTATAACCAGCACCATCAGCATCTGTTATGTTTATTCCATTACCTTTGTTTGGGACGTTCGATTGACCTGACCAAAAACGAGGATCTATTCTCTCTGCGTTTGGTAGTTTCTCGACCTGTGGCGCGAAGTATGGTAATATATTATTAAGCGTATCGCCTGCAGTATCACCTCCGATCTGTTTAACTCGGATTAAAACGTCATCAAGTTGGTGAAATGAACCCGCTGGGATATCAATAGTCGTGCTTGTGCATTCGTTATACGTTGACCCAGCGTTTAAACTAAATTCATGCTGATTTAATAGGTATGTTGGAGTTAGACCGAAAACCATTGTTCTAGCTTCTTGATCCTCAGGCCCTCTAGTTGGTGCGCTTGGTGTAGCCATTTTAAACCTCGTATTGTTTTAAGTCTATATCTATTACTATCGTATACCAAGCGTCATCAAGTTTTCCTTGAAAGCTACGTTTTGGCGTGCCAATAGACGTTTTATAATTTTCTGTAGTTATCACTTCAGCGGTAGTAAATAGGTTACCTAATGCCTTAGCCGCGTCTGTTGCTGTTGATTCTCCGCTAGGCAAACCTACAGTTATATTTATGTTATATTGCAAGATACCTTCGATCATGTCGCTTGATGCTGTGTTGAATGCTTCTGTAACAGGCAAATAACTTTCAGTCATCCACAATATGCCCTTTTCATCTGCCTGTAATATTCTGTTTTCCCATTGTATAGCCGTGCCGAATATACCAGCATCAAATATACGTTGCCTGAAAACGTCTCTCGCTTCTTCGAAATCGATCATCGTTATACCTTTTTATTCCTTGATTTAAAATGAGACTCAAGTTCTACAAGAGTTCTTCTTATTGGAGCCGCTCCGTAAACAAATTCCATTTTATTTCCATATGGCAGATTGTTAGTGATCCATATAGTGTCACCTAGCTTAAATCTTGCTATTACGGATCCACCTTTTGCTATAGTTATACCACCATTTTTATCAACTCTAAATTCGTCTACTTCTAAATTAACACTATTTAAAGATACAACCCAATTACCCTTGAATGTCCCCTCGTCAACTATGCTTTTATTTACAACACCTGTTAAGCCTATAGCTAATGCCGCACCTCTTATTTCTTTAGTGCCTGTATTAGCAGCTACTTTTATAAATTTCTTTATTTGAGACTTATATTTAGCATTACTAGCCATTTACCGACTCACAATTAAAGTGTACATAACCGTTACTGTTGCGGGTTTAAGATCCTGCATCGCTTCGATTTTCCAGTACTCGCCATTATGTAAAACTCTATCTCCTACTTCTGGAACTGCAGTTAGTTCTACAGCTTCCATATAAATTAAATCAGTTACTTTAACGGTTAAGTTCTCAGTGTAATACCTCTGTTGAGAATCGCTTAACGGAAGTTTTACGCCCTTGGTAGGATATTCCACCTCTGTGTCTATCTCGCCTAACCAAGGCTTATCAACATCTTCAAGAACGCCTTCAATTTTAACAAGTGCGTTGTCAATACCGAATTCGTCAATAAGCTCTAATGCATCCTGAGCATCTGCTGAATAGTCGTTTTTAGGCATGCATTAAGTCCCCATTACTATTACAGATAAAGAATGACGGTATCTTGTTGTCAGCCGTTGGATAGTTTTTAACTTCGCCTCCGCTTAAAGCAGGTGAATATTCAAACTCTTTTTCAAGAGGCCCTATTTTCTTTTTAATCTTGGTCAAGTTACCTTCCTGAGTCGTGTCATCTTGCAGCGTCACACCATCCAACTCGCGTTTGGCGTATTCCATCTGAGCGTTTTTAATCTCGTATGGTATACCGTCAATCGCGTTACCTTCGCAGTCGTAAAGATATTGTCTCGGAAATTCAGTTGTCTGAGTACGTCCGTTAAGCCGCGAACCTTGATACTCAAAGCGTGAATCTGTATATTCCCAACCTAGAATTAGTGCAGCTTCTTTTGCTTCTGTAGATTGACCTGATATGTCTTTATTTCGTGACAACCAGTACGTTTCAAACTCTGCAACTGTTGCGTATGTGTTCGCGTTTGCTATTAATCCTGTTGCGTCTTGCGGTACGAATGCCATTTTAAAATCTCCTAAATAATTGATAAAACGCACTGCATGAGTGCGCTCTACAATTACTTATTTCTCTTCAGCTTGCTTATTGCCAGTGCCGTAACTTTCTTTAGTTCTCTACGGTCGGATTTAAGATCATCGCGCATAGAGAGTTTATGACACTCTGCAAGCGTTGGTGTTCTTACTTCTTTACGTTGGGACGCTATGTATTCGGAGTATTCTTTTCTCTTTTTGATAACGTCTTGTTCTAGTTTGTCAATTTCTTGTAGTAGAACTTTAGCTTTATCAACTTCTTTGACCTGCTCTACTGGTTGTTCTTCAACTTCTTTGACCTGCTCTACTGGTTGTTCTTTTTTAGGTCTGCCCATATCAAAAGCTCCTTAAAAAGAGCGGTATATTTCAACCGATCTACTGTGATTAGTTAGTGATTAGGAATGTGATTTTAACACGCTTTCGGTCATAAACACGATCCCAGTTTGTTGCGTCTGTGAGCTCTGCCCATGATGGAGTTCCTGTAGAACTTGCTACTGATCCTGCCAACCATTTGAAACCATAAGGATGAGCTACCATTTGCTTACGGTAAAACAATGACTCTTCACCACTACCATTTCCTGCGGCTTCATCGCGTTCAATTGCGAATGGTGTTTTAGTTGTTCCATTCTCCAGAGCAAGCGCACCTTCACCGAATAGAATAGTATTATACTTGATGTTTACTGGTGATGTTCCATATGCTGTTGCTGTCATTGCATCATCAAGGATTACACGTTTTCCCATGAATGTTGGAATTAGAGTTGTTCCGTTCGACTCAGGAATAAACTCTATGTCATCATTCTTAATCATTTGACCGTAGATAACTGAGTGAACAGCCATAGCTTTAATATCTTCTAGCCTGTCGCCAGATGTAAGAAGAGCATTTGTAAATGCTTCACGACTAAAACGATTTGCATCTACCACTGTTCCGTCTGTCGCAACAGACACATCTACAACCATATCTCCACTGTCATTTGCTACGTTGTCAGCCAATACACCTTCAAGTGATTTAAGCATTACTGTTTGATCTTGTTCAGCCCAGTAACCTGCAACACCTGTCACAACTGCATTAAGCGGATCAATTCCGTTAAGCTCTGCTGTAAGATCCATAGAAGACCATGACTGATTTTTAGTTTGTACTACAGCGGTTGTTTTAATAGCCGATAGCGTTTGAGCTGTTGACTTATTAGCTACTACGTCATCTGAAATATTAGCTTCTACAGATCCGTCTAGAGCGTTCATTTGACGGAAAGAAATATTCTGTCCACCAAGTTCACCACCTAGAAAGCTTGCTACTTTTGCATCTCTTACCGCGACACCACTACGGAAAAATGCGTTAAGTTCCAATGACATAAGATTGATGTCATTAACGAAAATCTCCGGTATAATTACCATGTCTGAAAGTTGCGTACTCATCTTTTATTACTCCTTTTTTGCTTGAGCCTCCAAGCTTTTAGCTAGTGAAGGGTTCTCTTGCATTAGTTTATGTTGTTCTGTTCTATTAAAATGTTCTTTTGAGAAAGGGTTTTTAACTGCGCTGTTACCACCTTGCGCCCCTGTCCCTTGCCCTGCTGAATTCTGCTTCATTAGTCTCGGATTCTTTTCTATCATTTTTGACAAGACTGATTTTATAGTCAATCCTTTTTCGTAGCCACCTATTCCTGTTGTAACAAGTTCGCCACTCATATCAACTTCTGATATTGATATGAGATTCCCAGATACTAAATCGAGCATATCCTCTGATATATCTTTTTGCGCAAGTTCTTTAATTAGTTTGGTATGATTTGCGGTTAGTTTTTCCCCTTCAAGTATTCCAAGTTTCTGTTTTAGATCTTGATTCTCTGTTGAGAAATCTTTCAATCCGCTTTCAATCTTAGTCCTAATATGAGATTGCACGTCTTCTGATGCAATACCATCTTTAAGCTTCAAATTCAGGATCTCGTTTTGTTCAATTGCGCTACGTGCTTTGAGTGCGTCCAAACCGTCATAAGCCTTAAAACTTTCCTTAAGCGCCCCATGGTCGTTCCGCTCTTTTCTCAACGCTTCGCTTAATGAATCTACGTCTCCCTGAGTCTTCAAACCCTCTATTCCTGTGAAAACCATTTTACCATCTTTCTCAGTAAAAAGCTCTTTCACTGTCATTTCTGGTATACTTCCGACTCCATCATACTCTAGCTCAATACCCATGTATTAAACTCCTTGCTTTGTGTAAGCCCATGCTTACGGTTTATTTGTTGGTAATCACCCCATGATAATTACACTATTGATATTATTAATATAGTCCACTTCTTCTATATGCAAAATCAATATACTAAAACACAAAAAAGCCACGCTCATTTAAGAACGTGGCTATCCTTGTCGGGATTAATTCGGTTTTGGTAGTCCAGCGCGTTTGAATGCTGATGAATTCTTACTATAAATCTCTTGCATTGTCAAAGGTTGTGCAAATTGGTCGGTTAAGTCCGTAAGCTTTAGACCTCCATCTTTCCACAATTTATACTTATTCGCTCCTAAGTAACTTTTAGCAAATGGGGTGTTAGAATTAAGCACATCGTCGTAAGTTGCTTTATCTGACACTTGACCTACTGCTTTGTTTTTCCATTTACGCCTTATATCGCCTATACTTTCTCCTGTGTCTCTGCTTTCTTCTCTGAAATCTTTATCCCGTTGCTTTCTAGTTCGCGTGTCGAAAACAACTGGTTGAGTACTGTCGATATCAATACCGTCAACAATAGGCGTATAAATCGAACGCTCATTATAATGAACTGGCAACTGTGGCCCTTGTCCCAATTTATAAATAAGGCCGTGATGACCTGCACAGAAGAAAGTTGTACGTCCATCTAAAACGGCTGTAAATTGTTCTTTGTTAACTATGTCAGAGTTAGCTTGATATAGCATTGAACGCGATTCACTTGTTATAGCGTTTGTGGTGGTTCTTACGATTCCGCTATTTACGCCATTTCGAAAGTTATTAACACTATTTCTTGTCTTCTGTAAAACACCGTCTGTGAAATTTAAGACCTTTGTTCCGAATATAGCTTTCTCGATTTGAGGTCTTGTTAATCCTTGCGATAGGCCCTCTCTTACTGTCTTTATAATACGGCCTGTATCATTGACTGAAAGAGATTGATACATCTGTGATATTGTTTGACCAACAAACGCTTGACGTTCTACCATCTTTGCTATAGCTGATGCAGATGACAAGGCAAATGTTTTTGAGCCTAAATTTTGCAAAGCTCCGCTGATGTATAATTGCTCTTTAGTTGCTAGATCAATCATATCAACTTGGTATGTAGTTGATGCTTCCGCTATTGCACCTCCTCGTATCTTGG